CCTCTGCTGCCTTCGATAGATGTAGTTGCCCATGTTCATCACGCACACGGCGGAAAAGTCGGTCAGGCTCTCGCAGGTATTTTTTCAGTTCACGCGCCATTTCAGCCGCCGGAAGTCCGCTCCTGATACCAAGATCAAGCCCCATTTCAATTTCGTTTTTGAAGCCGTCTGTATAGTTCCAAACGCGGTCTGACAGGTTTAATCCGGCTGTTTTGCGGTTTATGAAGGCGTCGAGCGCTTTGTCGTTGTTGTTGAATAATTGTTTTTTATAACTATCAGGAATCGTCTTTTGTACAACATCTTTTATTTCTTCTATTGTTACATACGTAACCCCGTCTTTATTTTCTAACCCTAATACATTGTATTCTACATTTCTGTTTAACAACACTTCTTGCTCGTTGTAATATGCTTTTTTAGATAAATCTATTCCATGCCCATGCACTTCTATCATAACTCTATTTCCGTACAATCCAAAACCTTCTGCGACACTATAGGACTTTGATGTTGACATAAACGAAATTTCTTTATATTTTCCGGTGTTAATTTCTGACATAAATTTTTTGTATTCAGCATCTTCCATGCTTATACCCCTATAAAACACCCCTTTTGTCGTCTTTGTGTTTGAAAAAATTTTGTCGAGTTGGTCTATTGTGTCAAGCGTCCGTTGGTGTTTTTCCTGGTTAATTATTTTTCCGTCACGTATCCACCTTGAAACAAATCTGTACGTTGTTTCTGTGTAGTTTTTAATGCCTTGAAACAACTCGTCTGGAATTTCTGATACATCTGAATATATTTTTGCATCTGTTTTAGAGAAATAGTCATTTATGAGTGAGTTGTTTTTTTGGTTCGCTAAATTCCACGCCGATTTATTGCCGCCCACAATAACCTTTTGCAGGTTACTATAAAGTGTTTTTACAACATCATCTATCCTTTCCTTTGTTATCGGATAATCCGCGAAAGAAAACGGCTTGTCTGGGTTGAAATCGTGTATAGACACACCGATAGCGGCTGCCTCTTTAACTGCAGCGTCGAATATCTTTTCAATCTGTCGTTCTGTGAAGCCGAGATTTATAAGGTGTTGTTTATCCCATTGATTCAAAGCCATTATTCAGCCAAATTGAGCGCGTCTAAATTGCTTTCTTCTTTAATTTGTCGCATCGTTTCGTCGGGGCTGTCAGACCATCCCAAGTATTGTATGCCTTCTAATTGAGACATAATTGGCTTGCCTGCTGTCGCTGTCATTATGTTGCCGATAGTGTCCTTGTCGTCTGTTATCGTGTATGGTACAATCTGATTTTCCACTTTCAGTCCGTCAATTGCATCGTTCATTCCCGGCATCATAATCTTTAAAAACGCCTTTATGACATTTATCTCTCGGTCAAACATTTCAAGCAAACGCCCGCTTTCCTGAGTAACTTTCAGCATAGCATCAATAAGTAGCATTTTGCGCGACTCGCCTGACATTGGTGTTGTTTTCATGTTGTCGTAGCTGATATCAGGCAGTTGCAACTGCGTGAAGAACGACTGCTTTAATTCGTTTGTAAAGAATTTCAGGTTGTCAATCGCCTGCTCCCACGTGACGTATTTCAATTCAGAACCTTTCGGATACTGCAAAACTGCCTTGAATTCCTTGTTTTCGCTTTTTTCTTGGTTGAAATGGATTTCCTCGTCGGCGAACAGAGCCACAAGCGGCTTTAGGTTCTTTCTAAGGTAGTTACCGTTTCGGCTAAAAGTCCACTCTCGCTCTTCTACGAGATTTGACAAATCCTCCCAAATCGGTGTAGGGCGGTGACAATATACACCAGGAATTTTGCCGACTGTAAACAACCTGTCCTCGCGTTCCCATTCCTTGCCCTCTTTTTTAAAACGTATATGCCTGTCTGCGGTGTAAACATCGAAGTATTCAACATCCTTATCGCCCTCTTTGCGTTTGTAATAAAACGAAAGAGCAATCAAATCGTCTGTTTCAGCATCGAAAAGCGGGTAAATCCCGTCGCCCTTCATTTGTGAGTAGTGTCTGCATCGCAATTTCAATTTACTCGGAAATCCGTACAATGAATTCGGTTGTTCAACGGCGAACCACATTGTCGCAACTTCACAACTTGCGAACAACATCCTGAATCGGTCAATATTAACCGCGTTTATCCTGTTTTGCGTCAAGATTGTTTCAATTGCCTTAGCGACAATTTGCTCGTTTTTGTCGTTTTCTTTCGGCTTGTAAACACGTTTTACGGGAATTCCAAATGAAAGCCCGATCATGCGCTCAACGGCCAAGCGCTGTAATCCCTCTGTCACCCTCGTCACTTTTTCAATGCCGCCATTATCATCGATTATATCAATATAACTTGGGTCGGTCATAACAGGGTGCTTTTTCGGGTTGTACTCTTTTTCCAAATCCTCCCACTTGGGTATTTCAACTGTTTTTTTACGCAGTTCCTTAACCGCTTCATCAGGGGTTAATTTCAATATTTCCTCAATCGTCTTTGCCATAATTGTAATATTTTAAATTTTAATATGCTAATTTTGATAATCTCGATAAATCAATAGGCTTCCTGTCAAACAAGTAATAATCTGCCGCGTACGACAATAAATCGACATATTCGTCGTGTGGTTTGTTCGGGAAACCGCAGACCTGCCCAACAAATGCGTCATTCCATGCGCCGGCGACAAGATACACACGCCCACATTCAATCTTAGGCGATATGCTTGTCAGGCGAGTTTCCTTACTCTCTTTAATCAGGTCGCTTTTAATCTCACAGACATTCAATGCGCTTGATTCTTTAAGTTGGTGGACAACGGATATGCCGTTTGCCTTCGGTTCAATTCTTATAGAACTGCCGTCTGTGTAGCCGTTCGATTTAACATACAACTGAATAAACCTTATAAGGTCTGGGAATTCCTTGTAAACGCTCGTAGCACAGGTGATGTACATATCATTTCCGATTCGGCATGTTCCTATTATGCCGGACGGATCATTCCGCGCTTCGCCTGACTTACGCTTCTTTTCTTCCTCCTTGAAGGCCGTGTCAACAAAGAAATGAATAGGCTCTTTTCGGCGCAGGCGATTGAAATCATCGGGTGCTATGTATTTGAACCATTCATTTCTAACGATATTTCCGCCTGACGCAACAGGGCATTGCTCATATTGTCCGGCGTACCCGCGCGACCCTAAGTCTGTTTTTTGCTCGTCCAATATTTCGCGTGAAAGCCTTACAGGATCAAGCAGGCCGCCGATGTAGTTATTTCTTAGTTCTGCTGGTTTTACGTGTTCTGAAAGTTCGGCAGGCAGGCAAATATGTTTGATTTTCTTCCCCTCTTTTGAAAGTATGTAGCCTGTTACATCCATTTCATGGAGGCGTTGCATGATAGTTATTGTCGGCGTGTTTGCTTTATCGACCTTGCGGCTTGTTAATGTCTTTGTGTGCTCGTTCGCTGTTTCTCTCTCGGCGTCTGAAACTGCTTGCGACGGATTAAGAGGGTCATCGTTTATTATCAAATGTGCATGTTTGCCTGTTATCGTCCCGCCTGTAGACGTTGTATAACGCGCACCGGTGTATGTGTTCTCGTATGATGATTTGGCGGCCTTGTCGCGCCGCAAAACAATGTTTGGGAACAATCTCTTATACTTATCAGACAAGATGATATCACGGCTTTTTACGGCGTGCTCAATAGACAGGTCAGAGGAATAGGAATTTGTTATAACTCTAAGCGTTGGGTCTTGTGTCCACAACCAAGCCGGAAACATGATTGTCGTTATCGTCGATTTCGTTGTTCCTGGCGGTATATTTATAATTAGGTCGTAAGGTTTCTTTTGGCGCTTCACGATATGCGCCGCCAAATCCTGCAACTCCTTACAAATGTATTGGATGTGCCAATTGTAAACAGGTGTCTCGGCTATTATCACGTCCCAGAATATTTTAATAAAATAAAAAAAAGAGCGCCGGCACTCGTCTGAAACGGCTTGCAAGGAAACGGCCTTATAATATTCTTCTTTATCATTCCTTTTCATTTAACACGCTTTCACCAACTTCTAATAGAACTCGCCGCTGCTCATTTGTCAGTGCGCTTAAATCAAACTCGCTGAATGTCACGTCCGATTTTTCAGGCGCATACAATCCGAGTAATTTTCGTCGCTCAATTAACTGTGCGCGTATTTCAGCGATATACGAAACGTCACCAAGCGCTATTACTTCTGTCTCAGTCTCTTCGCGCTCAACTGTCCGTAGTCCGCCGTCCACCTGTGTACTTTGCCCCTGTGTTGGCCTCCCCTTTCGTTTACTTGATGTCTTTGTGTAATCCTGTTTTGACTTATCCCATTGATCCCAGAGTTCGCGCACGGCGTCATCAATACGTTCCAATTCGAGTTGAACGGCCTCCGATGAATCTGTTAGCCTACATTCTTTCCATTCGGCTATTAGCGATTTTATGTCCTTTTGCACTGTCGATGTTGAACAACTTGATAATCCGAGCCTTTGAATAAGCTCCGATTTTATTTTTCTGATGCTCCAACCGCGCTTGTATAAATCTGCAATTATTTCCAACCGTGCGATTTTTACCTGGTTTCGTCTTTGTGTTTGAATGCTACTCATAGTCTTTTGTTAATTCGATAAATCGTTGATAATATGACAGGTTACAACTCGATAGCTCAATATACGTCTTCCCACACTCTGGAAATGTGTGAGCCGCAAAATGACTTTCTCCAAGCAGCCATAATGCCGTATATCCTTGAGGTTTAAAATGATAACTTAAAACGTCTATTATATTAAATCCGCTTTTTTCAAGCAATTCAGTAAAGCACGTTTTAATATCAGACGGGTTCGTCTCCTGAATCCATGCGGAATAATTCCAAATCTTCGCTTTCATATTCTATCTTTTTAAAGTACTGTTTAATTTTCAGAGGATTACCTTTATAGAAAACGAGTATGTTTTGGTGCATTTTGGCAACCTTGCGGCTTTCCATATAACGTGATGCACGCAGCGCTGTACTCGCGCCCGTTTCAATAAGTATTATTTCGTTATAAAGAGGCATACCGTTTTGTTTGAATATACGTTTAACATCGTCGATAAAATTGTAATAAAATCCCGTTTTTTTATCCCTAACATCGCCGACCACAATCACCGCGAACCGGTTTTCTTTCAGACATGATATTGCGCTTTTGAAAGCGTTTTCAATGATTGCAAGAAATTCATCGTATGTGTCTTGATTGCTTGCGTCGTTTTCAAGGTCTGAATATTTTTCAAGGTCGAAATACGGCGGACAACTGAAAAGCAAATCCTGACTGTTTGTATTGATGTGATTTGCGACATTTTGTCCGTCATCTTGGATATACCTCGCTGACATTCCGATAACGCGCTCGTTGTTTAGTCGTACTTGTTCCTCTCGAAGCTCTATGCCCGTGAATTCATTTCCGAGATACGCTGAAACATAACCAAACACGCTGTCTCCTGCAAAACAATCAAAGGTTTTACAGGTGTCAAGACCGAACCATCGACAAACAATTTCGGCCATAACTGGGTCAAGGAGTGAAACACCTTGTGATAATATTTTCGACGCCTCTCTGTCTTTTACATCCTGTGACACATATTTATCAAGATATTCAACGAAACTAATGCCTAACTTTTCACGATGCTCGCGTGTGCTTTGATATAAATCTTTGTACTTGATTTCAGGCGATTGAATAAGCGTATCATTTCTGCTTTCGCCTAAATCGCCTATAAGTTCGCGCCACGCACTTTTGCGCTTCTGCCAATAGCCTTTACGTGTGTCAAGGATTGAAAATGGCGGAACAACAAAGCGTTCTGTTAGAGGGTTGTTCGCCGGTTTGCTGTATGCCATTCCTCCTGTGCCGTTTTCTCCGTCACCTGTTTGCCAAATATCAACGCCCCAATCACTCAATTCTTCCTCATCCCATTCGTTTGCGAGCATGTCATAATCCCAATCTCCGAAACTTGCGTTGTCTTTTATTGCATACGCTTTCAGTTTTGACACAGGAGTTGTTGGCGGAATAATTTTGCACGGTAGCGCGTTTATTCCGAGTTCTAAAGCAGCTCGATAGCGCATATTTCCCGCTATTACAACATATTGACCGCCGTACAGAAACACCAGCAATTCGCGCAATTCAAGCATCTCTGGGTCGTCTGTGAGCGATTTTTTTAATTTCTCGAACTTGGCTTCGTTTACTTGGCGCGGGTTCGCCGGCAGTCCTTCTATCTGTCCTGCGTTCGGCTTTAGTTTTGAAATTTCAATTTTTTGTATCATAAATGCTTATATTAGGCTGCAAAAATAAAAAAAAACGCTCACAATGCAAGCGTTTATATAATTATTCCTAAAAAAGTTTGCCGACTGTTGTCAAATTCAGGCTAACTCATTGATTTTTTTCTTTATACAGTTCGTAAAGATCCATCACGAAAAACACGAAAAACATTGCTGTAATGAAGGTGACAAATCCTTCGTCGGCTTTTATTCTTTCTTCGCCAAGTCCTTCTATTACGGCAGCTAACAATATGGCAGAGATATATATTACTGTTCTCATCGCTCACCTCCTTTCAGTTTGGCTTCGATTTCGGGCGTAGCG